CTTTGGTACAAGCATAGCATCACCTTCAGGCTCAATGCCCATTTCTCGTAGCATCTTGAGATAGTCAAGGTATTCATTGAAGTCAATATGATTCTTGATAACCCAATTCTGAAACTTATTGATCCCGATACCTTTCGGTATGTGCTTGATATCGTGGTAAGTCAGATAAGACTCAATGCCAGGCACTAGTTGGCCGTTCCGTTCTTTTAATCGACGGCTCAATTCAAATTCATTGAAACTACGATTCGAGTTCTTAAAGAATTGTTTGTTCTTTTGAAGCCATCTGCGGTTCAAGGTTCGCATATCTACATTTCTTGTAAATCCAATTCTGTAATCTGGATACATGATTTCGTTGGCTAATCTATAAGCATGAATTTTCTGAGCAAATTCAATTTCAAACTTATATTTGTAAAGCCGTTCAATTTCCCAATAGTAAATATTCCCGAACTTCAAATATTTGAGTTCAGATACCTTTTTAAGTTTTTCAACCCAGTTGTTTGGATAGAATATATTACCTGTATAATATCCTCCGCTAAAGAAATTAGCGAAAAGATACGGATAAAATTGTCCGTTGTAATCTTGGCCAATCTTCACATGTTTGTCATTTTCGAATCGCTCCAAATTTGTAAAATGCCAATCGATAAATTGTTTTCCTTCAACCAACTTCGACCTAAATTCATAAGATTGTATTTCGACACGTTTCGAAGTGCTGAGAATGATAGAGAAAAAGTAGGTCTTGTCATAAAAAGTGAGCCGTGACGACTTTATCAGTCGCTTTTCAATACAATGACCAAGATTCAAATCTGAAGCAATTATGGTCTTGTCCTTATTGGTCCATTTGTACGTTGTGATTTGCGAATAGCACCAGCTCCAGAAGTTTGCAGGTGGTTTCAATCGTCTATCAGCTTCTCGCTTGCATTGTTCGTTGATCTTGCTCATGCTAATTCTTCAAAAAGGTCCAATTGGCCTTCGACTACTCCTTTCTCCTTCTTAATTTTAGGTTTCTTGATGATATCATCGTCTGGACCAGCGCCTTTTCTAATTTTGGCCACGTCAATCTTCTCTTCTTGAGAATTCTGAGGTTTTTCTTTCTTGATAGATTCGACTGGTACCTGTTCAATGTTGGATACTTGTGAATTTGAAATAAGATAATCTCGAATCCATCCAAAAACAGTCTCATCATCGATACAAGCCACTCCGTTTTCAGCGAAGTTTCGAGCTTTTTCTTTCGCATATTTTAGAGCGCATGTCAGAGAATATCGCTCTTTTAAGATGCCTTGAAATAGTTCTTCATCTTCCTGGTCACAAATCCAGTTATGAATGCGATCAAGTGCGATATCGTGTGGTTTATTTAATTCCTCTAGCAACTTGGCCAGGGCTTTTTCTTTGATTTCATTCATGTTATTTCAAAAAAATGCGACTGCCTTTGTGATAATTGGCTAAATACGGGCAGTCGCTCGTCCAAGGTCACATGACCTTCATTGACGTTTTCTAGTTCGCAGTTTTACAAGAATACACGGCTTGTTTATTTTTGAGTTGTTTCCCAAAGAGATAGATCATCAGACCACCTCCACACGTTGACTCAGCGCTTTCGTTTTGCAGTATTCGCAATGACCGCATGGCTTCGCCTTCTCTTCGCCTCGCTTGACCTTATCAAGTCGCTTAATCAGCATAGACAGCTCAGTCAGCTCATAGTCGAGTTTTTCCTGCGATTGGAAAACAATCGCCCGGGTATCAGGCGTCGACTCTTTCGTCACTGCGTAAATAATAGGGGTGAACTCTTTGCCGTACTGATTTTCCAGCATCTTCTTGTAAGCAGCCATTTGAAGGACATATCCCCAATCCTCGAACCAGCGGACTTGAATATTTCGTCCGCTTGCTTCATCCTGAACCCAGACCATACTATCAATGTCAGATTTCGTGGTCTTAATATCCACGAAATACCCTTTTTCAACATTGAGGCAGTCAATCTTACCTTTGAATTCCACTCCTTCGATTTCGCCTGTGACAGCAACCTCTTTCTGACCGACATAAAACTCCATAAATTGCTTGTCGGCCTCCAGTCGCTCAATCATGCGCTGGCCGACCAAGAAGTCAGATTTTAACTGACCTTTGGTCTTTCCGGCTTTTGAAATCATGGCATCTGTGTTTTCATCCATAAATTTCTTATGTACTTCTGGACTTTCAAAATAGCTGTGGACCATGTTCCCGACCAAGAGAGCTGTGTTGTCTCTCTGGTCTTCCCATTCTCCTTCCAGCTCCGCTAACGCCCGTGCTTCGCACTCTCTAAATCGCTTATATTGCGAGATAGACCAGTAGCGACGTGCTGAAGCTGCTGAATAGTAGTCTTTACCAAGTAAATCCATTGTCATTCCATTTCCACCCTTTCAGCCTTGCTTGCCATTTCAGGCATTACTCGGACAATAATCCCTAACTCTTGAGAAATAGCCTTGAATTGCTCTTTGACTTGACGCATATTTTTTTCAGGGAAAATAATTTCCATATTTTGGTATCGATAACCATATTTTTTAGCCACATCATCAGAAGCCATATTTTGCGATTTTCGGCCTGTTTCTTGCTCTAGGGTATGATTGCCCCCTGAACTGCTTTCTGACCCAAATTCAGGATGATTTTGGGCGTAGAATTGACCCTGAGTATCTTGTTCCGCTTCTGCTTTAGTCCGTCTAAGCTCATCTGCGTCTGCATGTAAGATATCGATAGTATCCAAAGCAGAGCGACCCTCTCTTAGCAAATCAACGTACTTTTCAGGGTTCAAATCTTTAGCTACCGCGATAGCAGTCATTTCATCAATACGCTTTTTTAGTTCGGTTTCCGCTTTAGTTCTTTCAGCTAATGCCTTATCATCAAAAATTGCCTGCAAAACATCAACAAGTTTCGCTCCCTGGTCATAACTGCGAATGTAAACAGTAGGTCCGAAACCAGCTTTAGCTGCCGCTTCTGTAATCTGGATAAGTCCAGCTTCACGTTGTTGCTTCTTAGTAGCTTCTTCTGCAACCAATCCGACAATCATCTTAGAAGTAGCTTGATTGATTCGCACATTATCGGCCATAAAACACTTCTTCTTGCTGAAATCGTCAAAGTAAATAGCAAATAATTTGATGTCAAGTTCTGTACCACTTTCTGCGATTGCAGATTCAAAAGCTTTTCTGACCGTTTCCTTTCGGGCTTCTGTTTCTCTCTCCTCAAACTCCCTGATTTGATTTTTAATGTCTGTCTGCAAAGTTTTGATAGGGTCTAATATGCTATCAACCCAAGCCTTTGCTTCGTCAAGAGGTTTAGAGTATTCTGAAAGCTGGTTTTTAAGTTCTTGTTCAATCTGACACTGTACTCGTCCCAACTCGTCTTTTACTTTAATGTCATCTGATAAAGTTTCTTCTGTAACGATATAGCCAGTGTATTTCTTTTTATAAGACTCTAAAGCTTGCTCCAAAACTTCTTTGCCTTGGATTTCGATTTCAGCGGCTTTTAGAGTAAAACCAATCTCTAAATCTGTTACTGGAACGAGTTCTAGACTATCCGTTACATCTTTTAATTCTTCAACCATTTTAGAAATCCTCCCCTTCTAGCATGTCCATTTGACCATTTTCTGGCTCCTTATCAATTACTTCGCCTGTTTCTTCTGGAGCACCTAACAAATCAGATAGATTGTCGGATTCTGGAGGTGTGACATCCTTTGCTCTCTTCACTTCGTTTACGTTGGAATCTTCGTTATCGGCCATAATAGCTTCCTGTAACTCAATTGAGAGAGGAGCATACTTACTTAGAAGTTCCTTGATAAGTGTTTTTTGAGCCATGGCATCAAATTCGGTCTTCCAAGGAGTTCCTGGTTTAAAATCTCCAATCTGCTTGTCGTAGGTTTTAGAATATTTCTGAGCATGTGCTATGACTTTTTCTTTTTTCCAAAAAATCATCTTTCGAAATCCATTGATCAATTCCAAACTTGCAAAATATCCCTCAACCTCTCCGCTATCAACTTGCTCTTCTTTGAGGTGTAACGTGCCATAAACTTTGTCGTATCGCAAAAATTCCTCTTTGTAAACGATGTCGCAGTTTATGTTTCTGATTTGTCCACTACGTTGCGCCAATTGGATAAAACCTCTGTAACCCATTTGGAATTGCGCTTCGTTTATTTTTACCCAAGTGTTCCCGTGCTTCTCGCTTCTGTTATACGGTACTACGTATGCCATTCCAAGGCTTGGCTCAATCGGTAGTTTTAAAGTCGCTGCTTTCATGGCAGCGTTCATGATGCTTGTATTTGTAGCTTTAGCTAGGTGACTATTATTGTTTATAATCGACAACAAACTTGCAACGAACTGTGTCTCACTTCCGTCCAATACCGACTTAAATTTTTCTAACGCCGCTGGACTTTTGAATGCTTGTTGCGGTGTTAATGTATCGAATTTAGCTATTTCATTTGCCATTTTATTTTCTCCTTAAATTGTGTAAAGCTCTTCGCCTGTTTCATCATCACAAATTCCTAGACCGCCTAACGCTCTATAATTTTGTGCAACTTGGTTCCAGTAGCTCATGTTTTGAAAGTATGTTGATTCTGATATTTGCTCGTAACTCATTTTCTTCTACCTTTTTCTTTTAGTAATTAAACATTGTCCCACAGTATCCAGCATCTTCTAATGCTAATTTTCGAAAATAATGTAACATGTCGTTAATACTCATTTTTCTAACCATTTTCTCGGTTAGATACTCGCCGTCAGTTTCTGCTTTCATTTCCTCTCTAAGTTCTTGTTTCCATTTTTTGTAATATAATCGTTTTTTCATTTCTTTCTTCCTTTCGTCTTCTTAAGGTTCCAATTTTCACGTTTTATACGTCTATTTTCGTTTTGCAATTTTAAAATAATATTTTGTTGCTCATTGATAATTTCTCCGAGTTCTTGGCCAAGATGGATATATTCAGCTCGCCAATTATCGATTTCTGCGTGTAGTTCATGAATCATATTTCATCACCCACATATCGATACTGACCACATCCAACATAGATGTACTCGCTTGGGTCGAGTTCTTCTCGCTCTTCGGGTGGTTGCATCATATCTCTGTCATAATCAAACATGAGCATACACCTTTCCAAGTTCCAGAACTCGCTTCACATATCTGGCCTTTGACGTTAGCCCGAGATCCAGCAATTCGTTTTTTTCTTCATGATTGGCCAAAAGCCATACACGGTTTTCAAGTTCAATTCTAGTCATCTTCCTGCTCCACCTCTTCAATTTTCACTTCGCTATTTAGACGCTTCATCGCTTCATCTACCGACTTGCCGTCCAGAACATCCTTGAGCACGTGGCTCACATCGTGCATTGTTTGAGCCTTCGCCTTGCTTCTTTCAGTCTCTGGCATCAAGCCCATATCTTGTAGAGCTAGAAACGCAAGGCTGAAAGCGTTCATTTCTTTCTGAAGTTGTTTGATTTTTTTAATTGCTTTTAGTGCTTTAAACATATTGTTCTCCTTTTTCGATTTGTTCTTTTTCTTTGTAGATTGCCAATTCTTGCTTCAAATTGTAGATTTCTTGCTCGAAAGCAAAGCGACGTTTGCGCTCCTCAAATAGTTCTGTCATGAGTTCGACCGCTACCTCTCGCCAGTCAAGGTTAATTGATTTAATAACACCTTCGAGTCTGAGTTTTAACTTAGTAAGTAATTTCATTAAGCTACGCCCTCTTCGTTAGATTGCTTGTTTATGCCTAAAATAATGTCATAGTACGAATGACCGGCAGGGATGACATATCCTGTTAAGTCTTCAATGACTGAACCATCTGCCATGATGTTTACAATTCTTGGTTTCCATTCCTTTTTTACTGTTTTCATGATATAATTACCTCGTAACTGTTTTACTGAGTCCCTCAATGGAATTGCCGTTCCAGAGGGGCTTTTTTGCTATAATTAACTTATCCTAAACGAAAGGAGGATAAGTGATGAGTTTTAATCAAACTCTCGCTGATAAAATTCTTGAGTTTGCTGCGCTTGAGCCATCTATCCCAGTAGGTACAGGGCACGACTTCCACGCTCCAGAATTTGAGGAAGATGATTTCAAAGATACCGCCAAGCAACTGATTTCATCTGGTCAAATCACTGGTTTACTCAAGGAAGATTTCAGTGGTCTATTCATTGAGTTCAGACAGTAATGTTTGAACTCCTACAACTGCCATCATCTCATCTACATCAATAACATCTGGTGTAAATGTGACGGTGGCTTTTGGTTTTCCGTTCGCAGGCATTTCTAGTCTGAAGCCAGTGACCCCTCTGCCAAGCTCCCAGTCATTAATTTTTACTGAATAACCTGACGAATTAAGAGATTGACCTTCAGTAGGTTCTTGTTTGGGTTTAATACTTAGTTTTAATTGCTTCACGAGTACTCCTTTCCAATTCTGCAAAGTCCTAAAATTGAAATTTTAAATTTCTCTCTTTTATTTATTAAGAGAAGTAGGACTTGTTGTTAGTTAATATTTATTGTTATTTAATACTTGTTGTTAGTTAGTATTTATTAGTGCCTTATTTTACTGATTTGTAAAATACAGATTTGTAAAATACAGATTTGTAAAATAAGGAAATGTAACTGCTAATCTGTGGATAACTTTTGTAAAGCCTCCTCTAATCTCTGTAGCATAATTTCAAATTGAAAATCGGTAATTTTAACATCTGAGAAGAACCGAAAGACCTGAACTCCTTTTCCTCGTCCAAGACTTTTTTTAAAA